TGCTATTTCAGCTCAAATCGTGTTTTATTTAACAAAGCCCAAAAGTATAAGTAAAAAAAGAAAATATCCAATGGTTAAGCCAGATTTAGATAATTTGTGCAAATCATTCTTTGATGCTTGCGAAAAGGGCGGCATATTGGTTAACGACTCAAGGATTGTAGATCAAATAATTAAGAAAAGATATGCTGAAGGAATGAATCCTGGAATTGAATTTATAATCCAGACTTTGCCCTAGTTTTACATGACTTAGGGTTTATTATTTTAATAAGTACATATAATCAGCTCATGTCATCATCAAAGAATATTTATTGCATAGGGGACACGCAAATCAAAAAAGGGGTTAAAAATCCCTTGGTTCCTGTTGCTTGGGATATTATAAACACATTGCCATTGCCGGATATTGTGGTGCATCTAGGCGATCATTATGATTTTCCAAGCTTATCTGCTTATGACCAGGGGAAAATATCCTTTCATTCAGCGAGATATATTGAGGATGTAAACGCAGGAGATTTATCTTTTCAGGAGTTTTGGTCAATAATTCAAATTGGACGAATAGAAAATCCAAGCTGGAAATGTAAATTTATTTATATTTCCGGAAATCACGATTTTAGAAGAAATAAAGCATTAGATTCGGGTCCCTCACAGTTTGCGGGATTATTAGATCTTCACAAGCCAGACTTTACGCACTGGGACAAAGTGATGCCATTTTTAAAACCTTATGTGGTTAATGGCGTGGCCTTTGTTCATTATTTGGCAAATGAATTTTCAGGCAGAGCAATATCTACAGCAAGCGCAGGAATTAAAGCTAGGGGTATGTCATTCGTCGCAGGACACAAGCAATGCCTTGATTATGCCGAGCATGAATCATTAAGCGGCAAGCGCATTATGGGCCTTATAATGGGTTCTTGCTACTTTCATCAAGAATCATACAAGGGTCCACAATCAAATAAACATTTTAGAGGTGTTGCATATCTTAGAAACGTAAAAAATGGTGAATGGGAAATGGAGATCAGAAATCTAAAAACACTGGATAAAAAATACAGATGAAAAAAAAATATGATATTTATTTAGTCGAATGGATTGATGCTGTAAGCGCGGATAAGTGGGATGATTTAACTTCCCATATAGACGTTGAGCCTCATGTAATTGTATCAGTTGGATTTTTATTAGCACAAAACAAGAAGAAAACTATACTTTGCTTAAATATAGATGAGGCTGGAGAGTCGGCCTCATGCGCGATGACAATTCCTACAGTAATGATTTTAAGTAAAACTAAAATAAATAAAGATTAGTGAAAGCCTTCTGATTTTTCTCTGTAGTCAGGATGTAGATTTTTTCCAATACCCAATAGCCTTAAAACAGTTAATTGCTCCTCTGGCGCGTCATTGGCCGCATCAAGATAAACAAAATCACCAATTATTTGAACAACTCTTTTGATGTCTTGTAATGAAACGGAATCTTTTTGATCCATTCTTTTTTGTATTGCCCTAGAAATTAAAATTAAATCGCTGCTCATGTGGCTACATTAGATTTAAAAGCTCAAAACTGGTACAAAAAAATGGATTCAGGACTTTAATCTAATCTTGATTCTAAGCCGTTTTGCGGCCTGATCTGAGTGTTTGTATAAGAAAGAGGATTAACACATTGCTAAATTAATCCTCGTTATTCTCAGAGTATATCTGGCTCACTATCTGAGCCTTCATCTTCATCAAAATCTTCAAAAAGCTGCTCTGTGCTATAAATTTCATCACAATCAACAGCAACATTTTGGGATTGGCATTTGGTACACTTTGGAGAATCGACAGGTCCAAAGTTTATTCCAAAGTTGCCGCAAGCATTGCAAGTAAAAACAACATTGCTCATTTTCTTTTCCCTTCAAGCTCTAGTTTCTCTCTTGCTTCAAGCATATCCATGTCAGAACGATCTTTTCTGATATAAAACTCAGTCATTGATTCGATCCATTGCTTTCTCATAAATTTTGGGTCAACTCTTCCAGACTGGAAAGCCCAGCGATCTAGGCCAAGAATATCTTTTGCCAGATAGTAGTTTTCTCTCCCAACTCCAGCAAATTCTCTTTCAGGGCCAATAAAGCCAGAAATTATTTGATCTACAAACAAGGCTGCTCTATCTGGAGCACTAGCAACGGGGTCAAAAAGATCAATTATTTGCTTAGGTGTTGGGAAGTATTCGCAGTTTTTAGTAATGATTTTATAAGCTTGCCCAGAATCTTCTTTCTTTAGCCAGTCATAGGTTGCTTCGACATAAAGCTTCACTCGGCTAGGGGTCATTTCTTTGCCATAAACGTCTGCTAAGGCCAAAACTAAGTCTAAAACTTGATTTTTATTTAACATTTTTTCCTCCGTCATCAAATAACCCTCTAAGGTGGGCATTTTGTGATATTTTTTTATTGTTTGTTCTGTTGTCGTACTTACCTTCGTTGATTTTCAAATGTGCTTCTGGTTGCAGTATGAAATCGAAGGTTGCAATCCAAGAAGATGAATTATCTCCATTACACCAATTGCTCTGTGATAGTTTTTGAAAAGTTTTAGACCAGTAGGAAATTTCAGAAATTTCATTAAGCCTTGCAATTATTTTTGAATCCCTCGTTTTGTTGGAGCCTCTGACCTTCGGAAGTTTTCCACAATTCTGATTCCATGCGTCAATAAAGTCTTTAACTTTGTCTTTAACTTTATCTTTATCCTTGTCTTTATCCTTATCTTTATCTTTAGGTCGCTGCAAGCTCCTTATAAGGTCCTTAGAAGCCCCTTCATTTTGAAGTATATTTAAAACACTTTCATGCGCTCTATTTGCTGGATTTAGGATTCCATATTGAAATTGTATGAACTGCGTTATTATAATTTTGTCATCTTTGAGCCAGATTATTTTATCAGAAAAACAATTATCAAATTCAATTCTGCCTATTTCTTCACCAATATGAAAAGACATTATTTCAAGATCAAAATCCCATACTCCAGCATGATTGCAATTTTCTATCAAAAAACGCCAAGCCTCTTTCATTTTTGGAGACATCTTTCTATACCAAGACTTCTTCCATATATCAGTATCAGTGAATCGCTTAGCCATTTTGCAACCTCTTAAAATTATCTTCCTGATTTATTGATTTAACGACATATTTATATAAGTATTTGTGCATAGAAGTTTCCCTCTCTGCACAAAGTATCTTGAATTTTTTCCATTCTTCAGGTGAAAGCCTCAAAGTTAGTGTTTTCTGTGAATCTTTGTTCATTATAAAGCCTTTGATAGATGGTTAAGGAAATGATAAACATTGCCATTACTAAAGTCGATTTGTACTAATATGTCTTTTATTTTTGATTGCTCACTTGGGCAGGTGTCACAGATAGCCTGACAAACATCTCCTACCTGCTTATTGTTTTGTAAAAACTCACCCATTTCTATATTTTTTTCGTTCAAAAATGTTGTAAACCAGTTATAAAAATTCATTTTGTCTCCTTGTTTGTGTTGTTGTTTAAAACAATAATTAAAACAATAAAACAACTCGCGCAAGTCCAAAGTTTATGTTGACCTACCATGTTAATACGTTATGTGATAATCTTTGTTAAATACCTTTAGGGGCCAGACGCTTAACAAGGGATAGGGAATGTCAAAAGGCAGCAAGCTAACGCCAAAACAACAATTATTCGTAGATAGATACCTTGTGTCTCTAAATGCCACGCAAGCGGCTAAAGAAGCCAAATACAGCGAAAAAACAGCACATAAAATAGGCACAGAAAACCTGCAAAAACCAGCAATTAAAGAAGCAATTCAAGTTGCAATGGATAAATTGAAAAAAAGAAATGAGCTGGACCAAGATTGGGTAATTAAAAGGCTTATGTGGCAAGCAGACGCAAGAATGAGCAAAGTTGCTGAAAACGCAGGAAAAGAATTGATTCTTAAAAGTGATATGACAGAAAAAGAAATGGATTGCTTGAGTTCTTATTCAAAAACTGAAAGTAATAATCAAATGGGAAGTAGCGAATCTATAAGCTGGAGAGTTAAGGACCCAACTAAGTCATTAGAGTTATTGGGAAAACATATTGGGATGTGGAATGAGAAAAAGATTGAAGGTGGATCAGAGAAAGAAGATTCAGAGACTATCGAGGGCCGATTGGATAGCTTTCTTGACAAATTTGCGGAAGGCCAATGAAACAGAGGATGTCATTAAAAGAGCGATTGATGCTAGGTGCGAGACTGACCTTCGTTTTTTTACCGAGTATTTCTTTCCGCATTATGCGAAATTTCCTTTTAACGTGTTTCATCACGACTATTTTGCGGCCTGTAAAGAGAATAAAAGGGCTATTCGTGAGGCATGGGCTAGCCCGCGGGGTTCGGCTAAGTCAACTATTGTCACGCTCGTCAAGCCTCTCCATGATGTCTGTTATGACCAGGAACAGTTCACAATCATTATATCTTCAACAGACGACCTCGCGACTGGAAAACTCAAAGATATACGAGATGAGGTTCATACTAACTACGCTCTGTGTGATATGTATGGACTACATTTTGAAACGAAAAAACCAGGTGCAGAAAAATTTATCCTTTATTCTGACATCGGCAAAACTTTCTTTGTCGCTCGTGGTGCTGGATCGCAAATTCGTGGTATTAGATTCGGACCAGACAGGCCGACAAAAGTCATACTTGACGACTTGGAACATTCCGAAAGGGTATATTCTCAGGTGCAAAGAGACAAACTCGAAAACTATTTCAAAGAGGATGTGGGCAAAGTTGGGAATGAAGAAACTAATATCGTACTTGTCGGGACTGTTTTACACAGACAGGCATTACTAAGTAATTTATTGATAAACCCCGCATATAGGTCAAAAAAATACAAATCTGTCATAAAATGGCCAGACAGGATGGATCTCTGGAACAAATGGGAAGAAATTGCCATGAATATAGGCAATGAAGACAGGGAAGCTGAATCTGACGCATTTTATCATCAAAACAAGGAATTAATGGATGCTGGCGCAGTTATTATGTGGCCTGAAAAAGAATCTTTATTATATCTATTTAAGGAAAAGCTAGAAATTGGAAGAAGATCATTCTTCAAAGAAAAGCAAAATGAACCATTAGGGGCTGATGATAGAGTCTTTGAAAGAATCCATTGGTACAAAGAAGTTGAAGGCGGCATTGAAATAAAAGAAACTGGTGAATACTTACCTTGGGCGCATTTAAAACATTCTTGTTATGGTGCATTAGATCCATCAACGGGACAATCTAAGCCAACTCAGCGCAAAAAACCCGACTTTGCATCAATGAGTATCGGATATTCTGGGCCAAAGGGTAGATTGTTTGTTCATAAGGACTGGACAAAAAGGAATCCACCATCAAAGCAAATTGACGCAATTTTCAGCCAACATGAAGTATTCGACTTTCAAAAGTTTGGTGTGGAAACTAATCTTTTCAGAGATTTATTGCTAAAAAACATTATAGATGAACGAAAAAGGCTAGAAAAAGCAAGAAAAGGCATTATTAAAATACCATTTTATGACATTGTTAACACAGAGAATAAAGAAAAGAGGATACACAGGCTTGAACCAAAGGTTTCTCATGGCTGGATATTATTTAATGAAAATCTTAGCGCAGAGTATCAAAATCAATTACAAGATTTTCCTTATGTTGAGCATGATGATTGTTTAGATTCCTTGGAAATGTTGTGGATGTTGGTTAACAATGCTTACAAGGCAAGTCCTGTTTCAATGTCAGCTATGGGCGGTAGATAATGAAGAAAAAAGTTGGTTTATGCTTGTGTGAATGTGGTGGCGAGGTAATTGGTCAAAACAACACGACAATTGACAATGATTTTGTTAGATTAATTTCTTGTAGACGCTGCTTCAAAGTCTGGGATGCTGATTTTGCCTTCGCACAAAGACCGATTAAAGGTATAGTTGAATTATGTGTTGATAAACAGACAGATTTTATAAAAGCTAGAATGATTGACAATATATTAAAGGGATAAATCTCCATGGCATTTAATTTTAACAAGTGGGCTAGTGGCTCAAAAAACCGCAGAAAACACCGAACAGACAAGAGAGTTGCAAGAAATTTAGGTAAAATAAAGGTTCCAATGCCTGAAGGGTCTGACAAAATGTTCAGAAGCCCGAAACTTGAAGTTCTTGATGCCTACTACGAATCAAGGCAATATGACCATCTTTTAGAATGGAATGAGTGCGACAATGGCGGTAATTATGTACCAATACATAAGAGGCGACCAAAAGTTATATTCAATTTGCCTAAATTAATGTGCCAAAGGCTAACGGCCAAGCTCGTAGGTGACGAAGTATTTCCATCCTTAAAGGTCGAAGATGACCCAGACACAACTGAATATCTAAGAATGGTTGTTAAGGCATCAAGAATTAAATCAAAAATTGTACTACCAATTAATCATTATCTAAATTCCGGCTCTGTATTCATTAGATTCTATGTAGATGAAGGAAAATTCGTAACTGAGCACTATTTAAGCAAATATTGCTACCCTGAATTAAATCCATCTGGCGACTTAAAAGAAATGAAGATCCGCTATACTTATGAAGATAAAAAGGACTTGGATCAGCAGGGCAGACCTAAGATAAAATGGTATCAGCTCAAATTAGGGCCATTAGAGGACGTTTTATTTGATAATCCAGACTTCAATCCAGATGAAGAGCCAGTTTTCCAAGTAGTTAACAGTGTTCAGCACAATATGGGCTTTGTTCAGGGCGAATGGATGCGCACATCAGAAACAAAAGGATCTGTTGATGGATATTCTATAAATGAGGACATTTTAGGTTTCTCAGATTGCTTGAACTACTCATTATCACAATCAGACACGGCAGTATCATATAATCAAGACCCTCAATTAGTGCTTAAAAACATGGATCAAGAGGAAATGGAAAGTCTTGTTAAGTCAGCTACTAAATCATGGAATCTTGGGCGGGATGGAGAGGCGGCTTTCTTAGAATCTAGCCTTAATGGTGTTCAAGTAGCAGATGAATTAAGAGACAAGATGAAGCTCAGTGTTTCTGATCTTTCA